AAAGATTCAGGATTATTGTAGTCATATAATACATCAGATTCTGACCATACTGCATCCCATAATTGCCAATCAGACATCATTCCACTATATTTATAGCTTCCATCATGATTGATAGCTCCTATTCCAATTCTATCTGTTGCATCTGGAGTAGAATCAAATACCCAACTACCTGTCCCTGCTTCAAGTTCAGCAGCAACCCCATTAACATATATTTTTTGAGATGAAGCTGTTACTACTACAACTATCCTCATCCAAGTATTTTTTTCAAAAATTTGACCATCGGTGGTAGTATATCGCAGAGCAGCAGCATCTGCATTCCACGTCAATACTTCTATTTTACCATAAGTATTGGTATTAACAGTTGTTGTTTCTGTATTTATTTGAACTGAAAAATTTGAAGCAGTTCCATCTCTAGGTGTATGAATTAAATAACCTCTACTATCTGAATCTCTTTTTGCCCAACATGCAAATGTAAAATTATTTCCAATAACTGATGTAGCAGAAGGACTTGATGTTAAATAATCACTAACACCATCAAACTCTAATGCTCTACCTGAATATATCTGTCCATGATTGTTATTACCAAAGGATTCTAGTTTATATAAAGATACTTCGGAAACAGATAAATGTGCATCTGCATTACCATCTATCTGTAAATTGCCTCCTCCAGTCTCAGGAGAGAAATCAAGAACATATGTACCAGCTGCTGTTAAATAGGAACTATAATAGGCTCCTGTTACCACTCTTATTCCACCATCTGTATAATCTGATATAGTTATAGTTAATCTATACCTAGCTGTAACGTCACTAAAAGGTCCAGATACATTGTCTTGCAGTCTTCTTCCGTCCTCAGTTGCACTGTCTGCCCAAGATACTTTACCTCCACTGATTGATACTCCTGGACCTATGCATCTCCAATAGTCACTATTGTCTCCGTCTGATACACTGGTATCAAAACTAGGGTCTCCAAGTAATTGTTCTCCTACTATCTGTTCTGATGTAGAAGTATCTACTGCTCTGTATTTAGTTGGTTTTAATATTTTTTGTATTTTAGCACCCATTATTCTACTATAGTTCCTAAATTAGTTGTACTGCCTGCACCTGAATTGTTATCTAATACATATCCTGTACCTGCATTTCCATCGCTACCTACTTCAGAATCTAAACTCCACCATGCTTTTAAATTAGTTGTTTCAGAAGTTGACAAATCTTCATATCTTTTAAACATTATACTCTTAATTTGTTCTTGAGTCAACATTTCTTTCCATATTCCCATATTGCATAAATATCCTGTAAATACATCATTATAAGTAGGACCAGTATCTATATCAGCTCCTATAGTAAAATTAGCCATATTAGTCCAATCCATATCTTGAACATTAGTATCAGAAGACCCACCACCAGAGCCAGATGTAACTGTATAATAATTAGTTAATGGAAGTCCATCTACATACACTAATGTAGTAGTAGCTCCATCACCAGATGCATTAGTGACTGCTAGATGATGCCATTTACTATCATTGTATTGAGTTCCATTTGTTGCAGAACTACCATCACTATAAAGAGTTGCATTAGCAGCAGTATCATTATCACTAATATAAATACCGCCTACTGTATCTTCAGCAGAAGTATTCATCATAATTCGAAGCTTATTAGTTACACCATCGAATCCACCAAAGATTGTTTCAAGATGTTCATTTGCACCTGTAGTTGTAGCAGTGCCCAAAAACCAACAACATAGACTAAATGGGTCTGCATTAGCTAATGTACCAGCAAAACTATCAATATTTACATAATCCCCATTAGTATTATCTAAATATAAAGCACCATCACTTAGTGGCTGTACTTCTTTAGGAGAATAATCGTGTTTCATAACTAAATTATCATACACGAGACCTGGTATAGTTAATCCACCAGAACGACTTAAACTATTTGATAATCCTAACTTAGGCATATTATCCTAAATAATAAAAGCATGAACCAGCACTCATCGTAGCAGCTGTCCATCTTCCATAAAATGTTGTTCCTGCAGGAATAGATACACTAGCTAAACTTTCACCATTATTATGAGTTGTTTTTTCATTAGTGTTATCAGCTCCTACGTGATTAGCTGTATCTTCAGGAGTTAATAGTGAAAATGTAGCATCATCTATAACTTGTATAGCTACTATAACTAATCCTGAATTTGCCCTTGGAGTAAAGGCACCTGTATCATCTACAAATACTGTAGACGCTTGTCCCATTGTGGCATTTTGTGCTTCTTGCACAGTAAAGGTATGTAACCCTTTTGCTTTTGACATGTTATTCTCCTTTCGAGTTGTACTTTAAGCTCTTGTCTTGAGCGTGAACGTACTATTTTATCTTATTGCGTGAAATCCTGAACTAATTATTCTAGGACCTTTCATGAGAGAAGTTTCATAAGTCTCTATATGTTTCTTATATTCTCTCATCATATATTCTTTTACTTCTATATTACCAGCATCTTCTGCTAGTCTTCCTTTAACATAATAAACAAGTGCCTTCTCTAGATAAGAAGGTATATTTAATTCATCATTCTCATCATTTAAAGCATCTACATCCTTGTAAAAAGTAAAAGCCTCAGTAACAGCAGGCCCATTATATTTTGTTTTTAATTTTAAATTAACAGAAGATGATGTATCATCAAATACTTGATGCAAACCATCAAACTTTGAGGAACCTGTAATTACGATATATGTATCCTTAGTATAACTGCTTGAAGGAATAGTTAATCTTAAATAGCCTCCATGTTCTGTATACGCAGATACCGCTACAGTGTCATCCAAATCATTAATATGATATTTAGGACTATAAGCATATTTAATCTCCAATCCATCAGTTACAGATGTTTTAGGAGACTTCCACATAGCTCTAGATACACCAGGTCCATATTCTTTAGAATCTACATTATTATCAAATGCAGTATCACGTTCTACAATAGCAACTTTATTACCTTCTATATAATATGCATATTCTTTTACACTAGCCATTATGCATCATCCGCATCTTTAATCGTTGGTTGATGTAACATTCTTGGTATACTTCTATATTCATCTTTTCCATTTAAATGATTCTTCATTCTTATATCAATTAATTTAACCATATCGTTAGGAAACTCATAGAACCTTTGGTTTTCAGCAATATCTATTCGTTGTGTAGTAGTATGAGTTTCAAACTTTATATTCAAGTCTTCCATACCATCTTTAATGTAAGCAATAGCTCTACCTGTTTGAGTAACTCCTGCTCTTTCCATTAATTCTTTAACTGTCATTAATCTACTACCAAATATTCTACAGCTAGATGTCCTGCTGAAGCATTATCAGTACCATCTAAATCAACAGTTCTAACATGGAATCTTCCATCCAATCCTCTATTATCATCTTTGAGAACAATTGCTTCGCCAGGGTCTAAAACTGATATTAAAGTAGTTCCACCAGGAGCCATAATTTTTAAAGCCTTATCTAAGGAGGCTCCTAATACTGTTGCACTACTGAATGTATAACCTGTATTTTTTATAAATATAAAACTTGCAGTAGCTTCACTTGATAAATCTGTATCATCAGCACTATCTAATGCTTCAAAATAATTTACAGTAGTATTAAGATAACCTTGATTTGCTGCCGAACCTGCATAATCTGCAACAACTGCAGTTCCACTGCCTCCTAATGATGTTCCTATTTCACTAGCCATTATACTAGTAGTTCCACTATTTTCATCTGTCAATTCTTCAATTGGCGTACAACTAACAGAAAACTTTATTGAATCAGCCATATTATCTCCTTATGCCTCGGCTTGTTGTGCTGGTTGAGCTTGTGTCAATCCAGACAAATATTGATTATAAAACAATTGGTATCTTTGTGTATACCATTGATATTCAGAAACACTCTTATTTAACTCTACACTATATTTCTGAAGTTCAGCTTGATACATACCTATATCAGCTTGATACTTTGCTAATTTAATTTCATAAGACTTAAACTCAGTTTGGAATGAAGTTAAATCAACTTGGTATTTACTTAATGCAGCATTATATCTACCTAATTCTTGTGTAAATTTAGCAATATCTAAGGAACTTTCCTTTTCAAATTTATTAACATCTGCAACATATTTCTGTATTTGTGCAGTATAAGAGGACAATTCAGCACTATACTTTCCTATATCATTTTGATATTTACTAACATTCTCTCTATAAGTAGTTAGTTTTGCTGTAATTTCTCTTTCATTATTCTTATCTAATCTATCAAATTCTTTATTAAACTTATTTAATTGTTCCGTATAATTCTCTCTTGATAACTCCATATCTTTATCAAACTTAGAGAAATTCTTTTCAATCTTTTCAAATTGCTTTTCTATTAATTCCATATCCTCATTAGTTATTTGAGTATTTACATCTGTCAAACTATATGTTAATGTAGGATTGGCAAATACTGGGATAGCAGGCAATGTCATATTTCCTGCCTCAATAGGTACCGTTAAATCCACAGGAGTTGTTGGAGGAGTAGGAAGTGTTATTGTTGGTTTGCTAATTGGAACTATTGAAGGAGCTGTAGGTAGTGTTTCACTAAAACTTACATTAAATGTTGGAATACTTCCACCTTCAAATACAGGTACAGTAGGGAATGTAAAATCACCAATTGTATTGTGCACATCAGAAGCATACGCTATACAAGCCATTGCAGCTGCATAATATACTATCAATCCACTAAATGTTTTAGGGAAACTTGATATTTCTACACTCGCATAACTTGTTCCATTAACAGCAGCTTCAGAAGATATATAACTCACTTCAGCATAATCTGTAGAACTTGTAGGAGTAGGTAACGTATGTACCACTCCATTTAAAATGTAATATGCTGGGTTATAATGTGACTGATAATACAAGCTTTTAACATCAGCTGCCCTTCCTCTTAAACTAGCATCTATAACAGTAGCAGGATTTAGTGTAGTAGAAGCGGCTGCTTCATTCCTTACTACTGAAACTAGAAATCCATTATCTATAGAAATACCACTACCAACATCTGTTTTTGTAGTAGTTAACATAGATAATACATTTGGATTTTGTGATATTAAAGCTCTCATAGTAAAATCTCTTACTCCATCCTTCAAAAAGCCTGCTATATCATCTTCGCTTAATGGAGTTGAAGAAGAGGTAATACTCTTCGCTATTAATTCCGATACTCTTTGTCCTAATGTCTGCATTAATTCCTTATGTTATCTAACAGAGTCTGCCTGCCGAAACAGGCAAACTCGATTAGTTTATTTGTTCACTCTAGTCGGTGTCTACATTGCCAGCATCGCTACCTGTAGCACATTTATGCTCAATATACCAAGCAGCAGGTAATCCACTACCTTTATGTGTTCCACCGCAATGAATTATAAGGCTATTACCTATAACCGAAGAATCATTCAATTGAATCCCATCTGCATGATTATAACTACCACCTACACCTCCATTGCGAGCATACTCTGTATACCTAATAGATTCAGCATCTGTATAAGTAGGTGAAGTACCTCCAGCAGAAGGTAATCCATAAGCCATTATTTTTATAGTTTCAGAACTAGGTATAGCTACATCTAAAATCATCTTACAATTCCAACCTATAATCTTAGTTGATAATTTAGGAAGATGTATTATGTAACTAGCACTAGTTCCATCTAAGAAAAATAACTTGCCAGAATCCCCTGGAGTTAATTGACGAGCGGAGTCTATATTCATAACATATTTACTTTTATATGTAGAATACGAACCTAATTTACTATTAGCCATTAGTCTCTCCTTTCATCGTTTAACTTGCGATAGCTGTTATAGAGGCAGCTTCAGCACCAAATCCTTCTACAAACCAAAGACTTCCATTAGTTGTAATTGTAACAGAGTCTCCGAAGCCAGAAGCTGCTTCTATGATAAAACCATCAGCATCTACATCAGAAGTACTTGCATTGCCATCTCTTACATAGGTATGTATACACACGCTATTTGCATCACCTGTTGAACCACCACCTGCAGGTTGACCGTAGCCAACGACAGAAACATCTGCACTGCCATTTACGTGTACAATCATCTTGCAAGTCCAGCCTGGTTCGACAGAAGACAGTTCTGGGAGATTAACTGTAAAAGCACTTGTATTATCTACCATAAACAATTTACCAGAATCACCTACTTGTAATTGTCTATCAGAATCCAAGTTTTCTACAAAATTAAAACTCCAACCTGCATGTGAACCTAGTTTTGCGTTAGCCATTATCTACCTCCTTACGATAGTCTGTAAACAACATAAGCCTCAGAACTAGAAGTTACGTTAGTGAATCTTATTCTAAACATACCACTTCCTGAACTGATTTTTTCAGCAGTTGTTTCAGCAGATTCTACTTCCATGTTACCAACTGTACTACCACCTGACCCTGCTGCAACAGTAATTGCAATATCATTGTCACCGTCAGTATTGATAACCCAAAAGTCAAAACAATCACCGACTCCAACTCCAGGAATACCACCAACTGCTAAGGCAGCTGTTGGTAGTGTCCAAGTTGCAGCACCACCAGGGTCTTCTTCAAGAACTTGCGTTAACAACATATCTATTGATATAGTCTTATTACCTGTACCAATTGTTGGAGGTGTACCAGGATTTGTTATAATCCCTATTCTAGCATCAGCTTTATTTTGTCCGTACATTGGATTTCCCATAATCTAAGCCTCCTTATGTCCACATAGCGTGAGCTTCAGGCATTGACCATTCCATTCCCGCTTCTGTGAGGATTAAGTCAACTCTACGGTCGACACCAGAGTTTTCGAGGGTTTGCACACCTACGTAAACTGAAGTATCTCTGTTGACACCGTTGCCCACAAGAGGACGATACGCACAATGTTTCATATCTATACCTAATAACTTCACATTAGTTCCATCAAGGTGGATATTTCTAGCCACGTTCATGTCACCATATGGAGTTGAGAAAGTTGATATATCTACACCAAATACTTTCTTCTTGCCAGTCATTGCAATATCTGACCTAAAGTTAGAAGACACTTCTAGATTATTCTTGAAGTAGCCACCTAATTTGTGTAGCCAGTTATATACAGCTGTATTGCAGAAGAATACATTAGCACTTTGTGAATTATATCTTGGGTCCATATAGTTAGACATGTCATCTAAGAAGTCATCAGCTGTCTTAGTATTAGTATCTAAACTAAATACGTTACCATAATTAGCAATATAATCTACAGCACCTTGTGTAGTTTGAGTTGTAGTATTTTGCTGTGCACCAAACAGTAGGGAAGTTTCCATATCCCATTTATGTTCAATTAGCTTTTCTTTCCAGATTCTAGCCCACTCATTGCCTTCATACTTAAGTTGAGTAGCTCTAGCTGTGTTAGTCATAGCCATTGAAGTTTTCCATATCTGGGTATATCCATACTGAGTGCTATAAGGCTGGTCTTTCCATGTTTCAGGGTAACCAGAGCCTTCTTCATGAGCAGAACCCACTACATAACTTCTAGAACCTTCTAAAGAAGAAGATATAGATTCATCATATACTTGTAAATCACAATCATCTCCAGACCATCCAGCAAGATAAACAGCACTAGTATTTACACAATCTCTAACTAATACTGTATCTAATTGAACGGTTTCTCTAGAATCTTTAGTTAAACCTGTAGTTACAGCTGTTATCTTTACAATAAGATAATCAACTGCAGCACCACCACCGTCTGTAGTAGACATAGGCACTTTAACTAATTGTCCTGGAAGGAAGAATGTAGGTTCAGTTCCTGAAGCACCAACTGCAATGGCACCATTAGATTGGCCATATACATTTTGGATATTTCCTTGAGATTCATAGTCAGCAGACATATACAATTTAATTACATCGCCTACTGTCATTGCTCCTGGAGCACCACCATCATTATAAGCTACTAGGTCAGCGTCTCCAGCTGTTCCACCTACTACTTCTGTACCATCATTTTCTATCCAACCTGTTACATAAGCATAACGCTTATGGTATGAACCTCTTTTTTCAGTGAATTTGAAAGAAGGGTCATCTGTTGGTTTTTTTGCACATTTACTTAAAAATCGGAAAAAAGGGTCTTGAGCGATTGCTAGTTCTGAAACTCTGTCTCCAAAGTTATACCGTCTTCGCAGATTACCAGTATCCACATCACTTGTGGACGTTCCTGGACCATTTGCGAGTACATCACTTGCCCCTAGTTCCGATAACTGTACATAGTCATTTAAAGCCATAAGACTATCCTTTCCCCCATATAGGGAGTTTGAGTTTAACTAGATAGTCTTTTTTGTTTTATCTAGCTAAACATGTTATCGAGATTACCATCGACATCTAATAAGCTATCAAATATAGAGTCACTTGGACTTGCTTTACCATCACCTGCATTATTAGAGCCGCTTTGACTAGTAGGCATTTCTCTCACATTCTTCATCTGGGAAAGCATATCTTCTTTAGTAGCATTGGCAACATTCTTACTGACATTCTGTTGATTCATCAACATATACATATCATCGAAAGATAAAGGTTTAGATTTAAACCTATCTCTTGCAGCTAAGACAAAATCAGCAAACTCATCTTCATCCATACCACTACGCTTCATGAAGTCTTGTGCTAACTCTCTTGTCTTTTGCTTGCGAGCATAAGCTACATTCTCTTGCTTTTCTCTCTCTAGAATTTGGGTAGCTCTTTTACTGACTACCTTATCTACCATTGCATTGAAGACTTTCCTGGAATCTGAATCAGGATTACTTACCATTTCATCGGTATCAAACATAAAATCTTCACCAAGTTTCAGTTCATCTTTTACGTTATTTGGCACTTTGCCACCTTCTTGGAAGTAACCACGAACATGGTCCACTAGTCCACTATCTTTTTTCATCGCATCCAACACAGGAACAAAAGGTTTCAACTCATCTAGTTGGGCTTTTAATCTTTGTGCTTCACGACTGGAATCCCTATAACGCTTTTTATAAGCATCGTTGGGAACCTGAGGTTCTACTTTGGCATTGTTGGGGTCCACGTTCCGTGGAGTTTCCTCAGCTACTGTTTCGCTCTTTTCTTCGGACACCATACCATTGACATTATCTTCAATAGCATCAAAGAATGAATCGGAAGAGCCAAATACTGCATCTTCTGCTGCAGCCTGCTCTGGGTTGCTTCCTGAAGTCATTTCATCTGACATCGGTTTCTCCTTTTTTTATTTAAAAATCTAATGTATAAGTTATTAAAGAACTTATTCACTTTCCAAATTATTTTTTTCTTGCTTTTCTAAAGAATCAATCATAGCACTAGTGTCACTTAATTGTTTTTGCAACATCTTCTGTTGTGCTTTGCTTTCTAATTCTTCTTTATATATTTTTGATTTAGTATCTACAGTCTGCTTATTAATTTCCATAGCACCCTGCATAGTTTTATTTTTAATGCCAGCTTGAACAAGTTGTCTAGATAGAGTTTCAATAGTACCTTCTTTATCTTTAATAGATTCTTCCATCTGCTGAACTTGAGATTGAAGTTGTGAATACAAACTCTTTCTCTTGACTATCTTATCTTTATTCCTAATATCAGTTTCAGCAAGTACTGCAATATCATCTACAACTCCTAATTGCATTAATTGTTTCAATTCTTCTAAGTAAGCCCATCTATTAACTGGTAATGTAGAACCAGCTTGTATTCTTACATCAAACTTTGCTGATTGATAATCCATATATTTATCTATAACTTCACCGAAGTCATTATATACTGGTACATTAATTTCAACTTGCTTTTCACCTTCAATACTTTCAGGCTGAACTATTCTAAATACTTTATGTGCAGTATAAACTGCTTGAGAATATTGCTTGACAAGTTCACCTACCTGTCTTAATGCAGGTTCAATGCAATTCTTTAACCAGTACTTAATTCTTCTTGTTCCATATTCATCCATAGCTAACATACCACGATAAGGCATATCTGATGAGGCAGTAGTATCTCCTTGCATAGCTGAGTATATTCCTGCTAAGTATTCCATATCACCTTTCCCAGTTTGTACTAAACTAAAAAATGCATTATTTAACTGGAATGGCATTACAGGCTGAGGAGCTTCAAAGCCACTTCTCTTTGGAAGTAATGCTCCTGGACTAGAAGAATATTTTTCCCAATAGTCTGTATCAATACTACCTTCCTCATACATCCAACGAAGACTGCTACCTAAAGATGCATTATGCACCATGAGCTGGTGAGCTTTATTGAGCTCCCTCTGCTTTCCTATAAGGGGAGCAACCGCAGACATTGGAAACGGAGTACCTGTCCATTTATAATGAAATGGGATAATTGGATATTCCGTAACGGGTAAATATTTTTCATATAACGTTTTATCTCCTGCTATACAACATAACTTTATTTTATTTTCATGGAACTTTATTGCTTCAACCACTCTATTGGCAAATGTTTTATCCTTCAATAGAATGTTAAATTCTTTTTCAGACATTACTTGATTGTCTATTTTTGAGTTTTCATCTTGGAGTCTAGCAGTTACTTCTATTTCAAATGCTTGTAATTGCTGCTCCATCATCTCTTGTTCTTTTTGAATTTCAAGTTGCATACGTTCAGGTAACATCTGACCAGCATTAACAGCCTCTTCCATTTGAAGACTTTTTTCTTTTAAAGCTACAGCCATCTCAGCTTGCATTCTTTGTACTTGCTCTTGAGCTTCTTGTTTTATTTGCTGTAATACTTCAGGGTCAGGTGGTACTTTCATAAATACATTTCTGTATGCTATATTTTCTTTTTCATATAATTCGTAAAACTCTACTATCTCATCCCGTTTATCTCCATATACATCATTATTTGTCATTTCTTTATAATGGAAATCATGCTGAGTAGTATCTGTAGATTTCTCAGACATATCATCCCAACTTGAAGTATTAGAGGTTGCTGCCATTATCTTTCTCTTACTATCTGGATACTGTTGGATGAGATGTGACTTTGGGAGGAGTTTGCGAATTAAGATAAAAGCAGCATCTCTAAATAAAATATCTCTTGACTTATTGTCAATAAATATATCAAAAGCATCAGGCTGTTTAATTACTACTTCACCCATACCTCTATCAGCGTCTGGGTCTACAGTAACCATTAAGTAACCTAATGATTTTGTAATTGAATCATTAATAGCATTAGATAATAATGTTTGTCCATGTGAATTATACCAAATATAATCAGCTACATCTGAAAATACTGCCGCTACATCTGTATCACTACCATCACTACCTACTGCTTGCCATCTAGGGTCTTTGGCTGTTGCGTAAAAATTTAACATCTCAACTACAGGGATTATCCTATTAATAGTAAAGGTAGGCATCCCTTGTTCTTCTAGACTTATACGTTCAGATTCTGATAATTGATTATCATTAGCAAAATCAAAGCCTTTCTGATTAATGTATTCCCATTGTATTCTTTTCTCGGTTTTACATTGTTCGTATATTCTTTTTACTTTATCTGCAGTCTTATCTACTCTCTTTGCCATTTATACCCTTTTAATCAATTAATAATATAATATAGTTTACCAGTCTTCTTCTACTTTTTTCTTTTTATTAATAAATTTTTCTTTTAGACCATTTCCTGACATTGCAGCTAAGATTTCTACAATAGCTCTATAACTGGACATAATATCTCTTTGATTCATCTGCATTTGTTTTTGTGCATCTATTAATTTTATTAGTATGCCTTCTAATCGAGTAAAAGATTCTCTTAACTCAGTTTGCAATTCATTTTGAATCCAAGCGTTTTGAGATTTAACATACCATCCCAATGCTATGACTCCAGCCACAGGCAATCCGAATCTCTCTAATAAATCCAATAGTTCCATTAGTCTTTATCTACAGGTTTTGGTTCTAAGTCATCTAATGTTATAATATCATCTGTCATGCTACTACCCAACTCTTTGCTTTCGGTTTATGTTTATAGTACTTATTTTCTCTATTCTCTTTTATACCTATAGGTGGTTGTGCATATTTACAAGCATATGCAAGTGCATCTATAGTATCATCATGGCTCATACGAGGGCCAAATGTTATTATCTCTCTTTGCAAGTCATACATATCTTTCTTTAAATGTATCTGACCTATTGCAAATCTTTGTGCAAGAATACCTTGAATCCTATCTCTTTTAGATAATCTAGTCCCAGGTAGTTCTTCTTTAAAACGCACATCAAAATTATTACGTCTACGCATCTCGGCTCTTAAAGCTTGGAATACTGGCTTACTCATTGCAGTATCTTCTATTGTAAATAGCTGTGGATGATACCTAGACGCAAATTCAAATATATAATCTACGATACCTTTTTTATCTTCACCAGGAATACCTAAAACAGGTATACCTCGTTTCCTTAAATATTCTAATATATAAATATTATTATCTAAATCAACAGCAACTGCAAGTAATACACTATAATCTGCTTCTCTTCTTGCACTATCAGTTGCAGGGTCTA